GACTGTCTATAATGACACAACCGTGTTTCATTCTAACATGACTTCTCTCAGCCTCCTCTAACGCGTCGTTGACCCATTGTTTGTGTTGTCGATGCATGGTTAAAGATAATATTTTAAAACCAACTCCGCGGTAATCAATTTTATAAGATAAATCTGTTTAGATAAATATATATAGTTCTCTTAAATGCCGACAAATTCACATACAAGTGGCGTTGGCCGTTTTTTTTCTGCAGCAAATGACTATACAACCTCTGGTCAAAGTGGTGTCCAAAATTTCGCGATTGATTTAAATAATACGTATGAGTTTGTTAATAAGTCATTACTTGCGCAGATATACCAATCGTACACGAACCGTACAATAACAACCGCCACTTCAGACGATATAAATGTTACTCAAAGATTCGTATTTGGAGCTTGGGTAGATAACCCATTAGAACTAATATCCATGAAAACGGCAGAAGCGATAACGGGTGTACGCGGGGCGTTAGGTGTTTCATATATAAAGGCGAATAATTTCATATCTTATAGTGATGTTCGCTTGAAAACGAACATTGAAACGCTGAACGAAAATCAGGGCGTGGACAAGATACGAGCGGTTCAATATAATTCTGTGAGTGACAATTCAAAACATTTCGGGGTTATAGCGCACGAGCTGGAAGAAATATACCCGGAGCTGGTCATGGGGGGAAAAGGAAAGGAGGATATGCAATCCGTTTCGTATGTAGAGCTTATTCCGTTATGTATTAATGAAATTCAACTGTTGAAAAAGGAGAACCGTTCTTTGCACGCGCGGCTTGAAGCGCTGGAAAGTAATTATTTTCTTCATACAAATAAATGAAATATCGACGTTCCACGAGGAAAAAATTTCCGGAACCATGTACAGAAGAAATGACTTTTCAAGATTGCGAATTGGCGATTTTGCGTCAGGCCGTGGATGAGAATGACAATCAGACGAAAAAGAGGAACGCCAATTCGCAAGAAGTCAAAGACATGATATCTATGGTGGAGGATTTTCTGAGAAAAACCCAATGTATATGCTATGGCGGGACGGCAATCAACAACATATTACCAGAAGAAGCGCAGTTTTACAATCGGGACATGGAAATACCGGACTACGACTTTTTCTCCGAAACCCCTTTAGCACATGCCAAGAAATTGGCCGACATATTTCATGCGAAAGGATATAGTGATGTAGAAGCTAAAGCGGGAGTACATAATGGCACATATAAAGTGTTTGTGAATTTCATACCTATGGCCGATATAACTGCGTTGCACAAAGACTTGTATAAATCAATCAAAAAGGACGCAATTGTGATAGACGGTATACTATACACCCCGCCAAATTATTTGAGGATGAGTATGTTCTTGGAATTGTCTCGTCCGAATGGAGACGTGTCTCGGTGGGAAAAGATTCTGAAACGCCTGACATTACTGAATAAATATTATCCGTTGAAAGCACATGAATGTCATAAAGTGGATTTTCAGCGAAAATTAGACAGTGGAAACGACTCTGAAAAACTCCACGTCATTATCCGCGATTCTTTCATCAAACAAGGGGTGGTTTTTTTCGGCGGGTATGCGACGAGTTTGTATTCCCGGTATATGTCAAAAGATCAGAGACATGCGGTGTCATCTATCCCTGATTTTGATGTATTGCACGAAGACCCGGAAAAATGCGCGAATCAGGTCATACGGCAATTGAACGAAAACGGGTTTGCAAAGACGAAGTTAGTGACGTATGATGCGATCGGAGAGGTCGTACCTATACATTACGAAATACGAGTCGGAAACGATACCGTCGCGTTTGTTTATAAACCGATAGCGTGTCATAATTATAACGAAATACGAATAGAGGGGAAGAAAATTCGTGTGGCGACGATAGATACGATGCTTAGTTTCTACTTAGCCTTTTTATATACGGATCATGACTATTTCAGTCAATACAAAGAACGGTTATTGTGTATGGCGCAGTTTCTGTTTGACGTAGAACAGAAGAATCGGTTGTCACAGAAGGGATTGTTGAAACGGTTTTCGTTGAGTTGTTATGGCACCCAACCGACTTTAGAAAGTATCCGTGCGGAAAAAGCGGAGATGTTTGAAAAGCTGAAAAACAAGAGATCTGACCCGGAATACGAATCGTGGTTCTTGAAATACAATCCGGGAGATAAAAGCGCGGCGGCACGAAAAAAAAAGAAGTCTATTAGCAGACGTGTTAAAAGTTTCGGCGAGTTTCTATATTGATGAAAAATAAGTTATACGTATATTATAACTTATTATTGTATGAAAACAAAAAGGAGTAAACTGAAAAAAAGACGAACCAAAAAGAACCAAAGTGGAGGAAATGGACTTCAGTCTGTGACTAATTATAGAACATTCTCGGAATTTATGGATAGAAAGATACATGACGAGTTAGATATAAGTCGTGATTTGGACTTAGAAGAAAAAAAGCTGGATTTAGAACTCAAAAAGCTTTACAATAATATAAAAGACGATGAAACAAAAGAATTTATTGATAATACCATTCCGAAAAAAAATGCAAATATCTACGAGATTGATAAAGCTATTGAAACGTTCAAAAATTATAAAGCAGCTCAACAATATATTGATGCCATGGTAAAAAAGTTAGATATAAACTATTACCGTCATCCCAAAAGGGATGACTTTGTACCTGGAACAATGAAAGGAGGGGTTGTAGATGTACCTATTTCATTAGCTATCTCTATTTCACAAATTGTAGGTCACGGCGTGAATTTTTTATTAACTCTACTTAGCAGTCCAGTTTGTCATACCAATAGTGCTCATCGTAATACAGAACCTGATACCGTGAGTTCAGTTAATAATGATGAAGAAAACACGAGTTCTTCCCAGAATGATGATAATGAAGAAAGAACGGATGAGGATGATGATGGTGATGAAAGAATGTCTACCGTGAATTCGGATGAGGATGATGATGGTGATGAAAGAATGTCTACCGTGAATTCGGATGAGGATGATGATGGTGATGAAAGAATGTCTACCGAGAGTTCGGCTGTGAATGTTAATGATGATGAAAATAACACGACGGATTCATCAAAGTTGTTGAAGACATCATTTTTAAAGAGGAGTTTACAGACGCTGAATTCGGTCGCGTCGCAAATATTAAATGATATAAAGAACAATGTCAAAGTAAAGAAATTACAAGCACCTAACACAGTAGTAACTCCCCCGCCAACAAACGTGTGTGTTAATAAAACGAACGGGGTGAAAAAGTATATAAAATCTTTACGAGAATGGGAAGTTATTATCATAGAGTACGAAAATAAAGGGAATTTTAATCTGCGCAAAAATTTTAATTTCTTCATGAATGAAAGCAATAAATTATTTGCTCAAAAGGTAATCATTGAAGTTATCGGGCAAATAAACACAAAATCAGAAAGTTTGATCGAAGGTATCAAGCACGGATTTTCACCTCTTATAACAAAGAAAATACTTTTAAGCTACATGATTAAATACGTAAGAACACTGAATAAAAAATATAACTTTAGTCAAGATTTTCTCAAAGAAATTCCCGGATACATGGAAGCTGAAAAAATAATCCAAACACGCGAAATAGAAACGACGGAGAAAAATGACATAAACTCGGAATTTATGAATACTATACTCACAGAACCAAATGAAAGTTTCGTAACTAAGATCAGTGAATTGTATCATAAAAGGTACAAGAACAATTCACAGATAAAAATAAACTCTGTAGTTAATTTAAATAAAGATAATACAATGGACTTTTTAACAAAACCAATGTCAGGAGGTGCAAGTGATGCACGTGATTTAATCGCCTATTTGAACAGTGCCGAAGTAACAAATGAAATAAATAAAGAAAACGATGCTAATAAGAAGAAAAAAATGCTCGAACGAAGAAACGAAGCTATAGAAATCTTGAAGAAACAAGCCTCAACGAATCACGTAGATTACGAAATAGATAATTTCTTCAGACTATTTTTCCCCAAAGCAAGTGGAACAACGGCCCCGCCAAAAGTGGATGACAAAAAAAAGGTATATGAGACGAAGGAGGAATTGATAACGTATATGTTTTCTTACCCAATAGACTCGGACACTTTCAAAGAAAAAGGCAAAGAAGCAAATCAGGAAAACAACCCATTTGGGTTTGACATAAATGTGCGAAGAAGCGATTCGTCTGTGTGGTCAGAAATGATGGGTATAGAAGCATTTTTAATGACTCTCAATGCGAGCGGTTCGAACACGAATTATTTCAGTGAATACTATAAGAAACCGATGTTTACAAATAAAGTAACCACAACGAAACGAATTCCTAATTACGCATATTCTGGTGAAAAAATATAAACGTATTTATACATAATAACTATATGTCTCAATATATTAACAGGACAAACCAAGATTTGTTATGGAATATTTTCCAGAAAATCCCCGAAGTCCAGCGGAATTTCGCGCCAGAGGCGCAACAGAATATTTTCCGAAATGCAATATCGCATTTCTATCAACAGATGAATCCGAATGTGACACTCAAAGTAGACCAATTGAAGGAACTAAACAAACAAACGGTGACGTATCTTATAGACAAAGTCAGGCCGACACGTCAAGGACAAGGACCAACAAGTCAGCCGATATTTGAGACAACAGAAGAAAAGACGCAACGTATATTTTCAGAAAAACAAAAAATATATGAACAAATGACAAGTAAACCAAACTTGCCGAAACCGTCCGAGTTATTCCAAGAAGCTGCCACGGAGGATGACGGAGCGATAATGGATATGGACGCGCGAATCTCTCAGTATCAAGAACAAAGAAACCAGGAAGTCCCGGCATATGATCCGATACCAACAACAAATCCAACTCCAAATTTGTCGTTGCAAGAAATGATAGAGCAGTTGCAAACCCGCGTGGCGGCGTTGGAAGCGCATTTCATCGGTCTTGAGAGAATTATAGAGGAATAAAAACAAATATAAATAAGAAAATGTATATTTGTTAAATGCATACAATCAATCTTGAAGGAGGACTCGGGAATCAGTTGTTTATGATTTTTACGGCACTGGGCCACGCGTTCAAGTATAAAACGTCTTATTATTTTGAAGATGTGGAGATACAAACGGGAAGCCGAAGGAAAACGTACTGGAATTCTATTTTGAAGCCATTGCAGCCGTATTGTAAAAAGTCGCCATTGACTCCACCGACGACGAAATCATATATATATCGCGAGCCGAATTTCCACTATACGGAAATACCGCCATTTTACAACGACATACACGTGAAAATGGTAGGATACTACCAATCTTATAAATACTTCAATGAGTATGAAGACGAAATTTTCAAGATGCTGGAAATAGAGAAAAAAAGAGAAGAAGTGAAGAGGAAAATAAACAAGAACATTGACTGGAATGAAACAGTCAGTATGCACTTCCGTATAGGAGACTATAAATCCTTACCACAATATCATCCGGTCCTTCCCTTGGAATATTATAAAAATGCGTTGACCGGTTTGGAGAACAATAATAAGACTGTATTATATTTTTGTGAGGACGAGGATATTGAGGAAGTCACACAGAAAGTGGACAAACTAAAGGAAGGGTTTCCAACTATGAAGTTTGAACGAATGGAGAATGCAGGATTGGAGGATTGGGAAGAAATGCTGGCCATGTCGTTGTGTAGACATCATATTATTGCCAATAGTAGTTTTAGTTATTTCGGGGCGTATTTTGATTCAAAAAAAGATACGCAAGTATATTATCCGTCGGTATGGTTTGGTCCGGCACTCGCTGATAAAAATACAAAAGATATATGTCCGCCGAAGTGGATCAAAGTGATCATTTAAAGATTCATCTCTTTAATAATTTGTTTGGTCATTCCCTCTAATTCAAATAAATGTTTCACTTGGTGATAATATGCAAACATTGAATTATATTCTGCTTCGGTAATAGAACATAATTTCTTCTCCAACTCGTTTATTTGTTGGGGACAAGAGCAAATTTTGAATTTATTGTTGTATTTATGAATGTCTCTTGTATATCTGCATTCACAGAAGGAGTCCATCCGCCAGAATTGTTAAAATCATTTCGTTTTATATCTATTATACACATTTCTTACCTTTTTAGATAGAAAGTTTTAATATAACTCGGTATTATCGATATGGTAT